ATTCCATTGTGCTTGAGTAGTAGTGCCTAGTGTCTCTATCTGATAGACTCTTGGGTTAGACATAGCGGTTGCATTCACAGTAACTTGTAGAGGCTTCTGTTCGAAGTCTCCAATAATGTCTGTGATAATACTCACTGTCTCACGATCTGTTGCAGATATCTCCTCAACTTCAAAAACTGCTGAAGAGTTAAACGTTCCTACAGAAACGGTATTAATAGTAGTAGTACCAATAATCACATCAGCTTGACCATTAGTAGGCAATGCTGTAAAGTCGTATCCTATGCCAGCAGAGTATAGAGCGGGAAGTAATTTAGTATTGATCCATGTAGCCTGTGCTGTCGTGATGCTTCCGCCATTTTTGTATGTATTGAATATACCTACATCCGTAGAAGTAATATGATTCAAGGAAGCCGCCACGTAGCCACTATTAGTAATGTCACCTAATCTGAAACCAGTTGCTAAGTCTTTTGTGTTGAATACAGTAGCTATGTCAGCAACCGCAGACGTATTGAAGCCAGACTCTAAAGCGAGTTGATCATACACATATGTTAAGTATGTTGCCTTAGTTCTATTTACTGTAGAGATATACACAAGGGGGTGAACGTATCCAACGACTCGCCCGCCACCTGTGATATTATCTGGCGATGAATCGAATGCTACGCCATTAATAGGCGATACTACAGAAGAATTGTTCTCTGCATATACTGGATCACCAACTTTAATAGTAGGCGTTAATGATTGCTGTAATACAACAACTTGATTCGATATGTTAATCTCTGTCTGTGGACCAGTGAGTGCGGGTAGAATGTATCCATATCCGCTATCTTTAATCTCGAATTCGATAAGACCTGTGCTAAGTGTAGAGACTGCTTGTACTTGTGCAGTACCACTAATCCCTGTTCTCAGTGATTGAAGCTTGACTATATCACCCACGGTCTGACCAGGTAGTCTTGTTCCCTTAGTCACTGATATCTTATTGATAGAACCTTGTACTAGCTTGCCATAGTTAATAGCGGATGTTACACCACGTGTGACTAGAATACCATCATCGCTTGTGAATGTACCTGATAGATTAGACAGATATACAATAGGTACTAATGAGCCCGTGAAGTTAACAAAGATGACTTCATCTACGAAGCCTATAGCACCCGATATATCACCTGCGATTTTGTCACCACGTGTGATAGGATAGCCAATGACTGTGTGAATACTCTGCATCTCTAGATACGTAGCACCGCCCCATACTGAATCAGAAGGCTTTAATACGTTAGTGCTGGGATAGAATATCTCGATCTCTGTATCATAGAACAATTGAAAGAGCAAGCGTAATGATTCTTCAGAACCTTTTCTCTTGTATAAGTCCTGAATATGTTTTATAATAAACTTAGTATCTACAATCGTATCAAGTGGTAACTCATGGAGAAACTTCTTCTTATAGAATACAAGAAAGTTAGCTAGAGTGGAATCGATATCACGTAGCTTAAACAAGTCACGATCCATCTTGGCATCGTTAAACTCATAGTAAAGCTTAGTGAATTCAACAAGCGTAGAACCCTCTTCCCTATACAGAGAAGGATACTGCTCTTCGATGAATGTCGAAATATTACTTGAAACGTTCAGCATGTAATTTTATTCCGTCAATTGAGTTACGTTAACTGTGATGTCTTGATTACGTATAGAGATAATTCTATCCTTAGGCGCCTTAACATCTTTGTTAACTGTATTAGCTGTGAACTTAATAGCATCACCTTCGTATGAATCAACAATAAGATTTGACATCTTAATAGCACCTGTTGTATAATCAACTGTACCCATCTTAATCTTGAAGACTCGTTCGCTCGTACCACTTGCTGTAACAGCCATGATAGCACCTTTACCATCGTCTTGTAACGTAACGACAGTACCCTCTAGAGTAAAGAGAGTAGTTTTGAATGCGGGTGTAAATGCTGTAAAGCCTGTAATACTATCGAATGCGTATGGCTTAACAAGTGCGCCCTCAAAAGAGAACGATTGATTCTGTACAATAGCAAGCGTGGGCTTAATCTCAATGATAGGCTGTGCAAAGATATCACTTGATACTATAGACGTATCTACACCATCAAGAGTAGCCGCTAAACGAGACTGTCGCAATGTCTTATTAAAGTCATTCAGATTAGTGGTCTGATAAGATATGATCTTAGCAATAACTTCTGTCTTAATCTGTGCCGCTGATTTAGATGTTGTGTTAGCATCGTAAACTATATTCACTAAAGTGTTGACATGCAAGAACTTAGCTGATACAAAGACAGGCTCAATAGTCAATGGAGTCTTATCCTTTAAGTACTCTCGGAAGTCAGCGATCTCGAAGTCTGCCGCTCCCTGACCACCAGTAACATCTACTGAGATGATGACCTTACCAAACTGAGGTGGATCTACTTCATCACCACCATATACTGATATAGCTTGAATAGAAGGAAACTTATTACGTAGTAGTATCTCGTAGTCACTCTTTGTTACAGCACGATCTTGTACTTGTAATGCCTTAGGTGCAAACGAACGAATACTCTCAATACTTTCATTGTAAAAGCCGCCAGTAGAGGCGATGGTAACAACAGCAGAGATGCTTGACGCACCCCCTAGATTCTGTGCTATAGTGAATGATGATACACCATTCGCTTCTTCACCATTACATATTCTGTAACGTGCTAAGATAGTGTCTGCTGATGTTGGCTGGGCTCCAAATTTATTTTCACCGAACTGTAATGAGTACTTGCCATCTACTTCTGCTTGCATATAGAATACTTTATCAGTCGCTCTCACACCAAAGATGTCTGCTTTCTGTATGTACTCTACACCATTTACTGTGACATATAAAGAACTAGTGTCTATGAATGAGTTAGAGATAACTGTGTCAGCTATAGGCAATGTCTCTGTAATAAGACGTCCTTGAAATGCTTTCATGCCTGTGATATTAAATACGTTTGTATTGCCTACACGTGTAGCTATATTAGCTTTGTCTGTGAGGAATGTAAACGTTGTACTACCACACTTTCCTGTCATCGATGTATTAGCGGGTATGGTAAAGTAGTTTGAATCTTGGGCAGATGTGATGTTAAGTGTTACAGTAGCTACAGATGATCTACGTGAACGAGGCAGATAGTTTAATTCTTTTGCGTGTGACATAATGCTATTACGATCTTGTGCAGAGTCAAGGAACATCTCGCTCAATGCCATGTTGTAATAGTAGTTGTTATAGAATGTATTGTATGCTAGTAAGTCTAGTAGCACATTCATGTTCGAACCATCGAAGTCGTAGTCAGCAAACCTATCCTGATTCTTAAGGAAAGTCTTAAGTTCTTCCTTTGTTGCGAAGAAGTCTAGATTAGTTACTGGTGATATATTAGCCATTTATCTTACCCTGTCGATGCCTATTGAAATTGATTGTGGTGCTTCACTATTTATGACGTTAAAAACAACGTTTACTGTGAGCGAGTTAGAGTCTACATCACCTAGTACTTCTACATCTACTAAGTTACATCTAGGCTCAAATGCTTTCAGTGCATCGCTTATAGTGTCCTTTAATATAATTAATGTAGCGGGTGTGGCATTCTCGAAGAGTGTAGCACGTATGTCGCTGCCTAGCAATGGTTGAAACAGTCTTTCTCCACGATCTGTGAGTATAACATTCTTTATAGCTTCTCTTACTGAGTTCTCGTTAACTCTTCGTGCAAGATCATTTCTACCTGGAATGAGAGCAAGATCCTTATGAAAGTCTGTGTATAAACTCTCTTGTCTTGTGCGTGGTGTGATCGTCTCTGCCATTAGTAATTACCTTTGTGTTCTTCTTATTTATGCAGTTCGTTATACAATGTTACGAAGTTGGTCACGATCATGTCGTGCCGCTAACGCTATCATTCCGCTTAGGTGTGACTTAGGAACTGGGTAGTTTGATTTGTTATTAGGCTCGCCTGCAACCCAACTTACTCTACCTGGTCGTGTATCACCATGTATGAATGAACTGTATATGCCTATAGCAGTAAAGCCTGCACGACTCATAGCTACAACAACTGATGCTCTGTCTTCATATGATCCTTCTACCTTAATGTCAATGGCTTTGCCTGTCATGTGCTGTGATGTACTAGCACCCCCTTGTTCTTTATTATAGACAGGTGATCTATAACCAGAGTTGACAATGAATTCTTTTCCTGTTTGTTCACATACTCGTAGTAGCTTAATCAGTACTAGCTGATCTATCTTCTTCCAACCAGCTCCATTAAGCTTCTTGCCCTCGTAGTCATTCTGATTCTTTACTTGTGATGCGAATGTAAACTTGCCTGGTATGCCATCTTCTGTTAATGCTGAAATAGTTTTAAGTTCTTCTTGACTTGCTTGGGCAGGTGTGATATAATTACTCTGTTCGCCTTTAACTATGGACGTAAGCTTAGGTGAGCTTGCATTGATCTGCTTCTCTGCTTCTGCTTTCTTTGCTATTCTGTCTTCCGCACCAATACGTATCGCACCATTCTTTACAGCTTTCTCTGTCTCTTTTAGTCCCATGCTTGTCAATACTTTGTTCTCTATAGCTATAGACGTTGCAAGGTTCTTTAGGTTATCTACTGATGAGTTCAACAGGCCTTCAATCACTTCAGACATCTGACAGAATCGGAACATCATTAATGCAACATTCTCTACAGTAAGTCTTTCGAACTG